GTTCAATTATATACTCAAGGTTATACAGATGAATCATTAACAAATTTTGAATTGTCAATGACTTCACCTTCAATAATATTTGAACAAGAAAAAGTAGAATTACTTAAATCAAAATCTGAACTAGCTGGTTCATTATTAGAACAGGGCCTAATACCATCAGATTGGATTTACCATAATGTTTATCAATTTAGTGAAGACCAATATGATGAATATAGAGATTTAGTTAGAGAAGATGCTAAACGTAAATTCCGAGTTGACCAAATAAAAGCTGAAGGTAATGATCCGGTAACAACAGGTAAATCTTATGGTACACCACATGATTTAGCATCATTATATGGTTTAGGTAGAACACAATCCGACCCAGGTAATGTACCTGAACCAGAAAAATATGCAGCTGATGATCCTAAATTAGGTAGACCACAAGATTCAATAAGTAACAGAGGTAAACAAGATAATAATTTTGGTAAAGACCCACTAGGTACTAAACGTATGAAGGATACAGATAAAAATGATGGAGATGGAAGACCAAGTTTAGGAGAAAGTGAAAGTGCCCATGTAACATATTTAAAAAATAAAGAAATATTTAAATCACTTAACAAAAAGAAATTAATTTTTGAAGAAGATAAAAACACATCATCATTACTTGATGAATCTCAACTAAAATCTTAATATTTATAAATAAATATATTTTTGATGAAAATAAAACACTCAAAATACAAAAATACTGGTATATTATTTGAATTGCTAGTTAGACAAATAACAGCAGATACACTTAAAGGATCAGAATCTAAGGCAATTACTTTACTTAAAGAATATTTTGTAAAAACTGAATTGGGTCGTGAATATAAATTATATGAATCTTTAGTTAAATCTAAAGTTCTAAACGAAGGTAGAGCTAACATTTTTATATCTACTATTTTAGAAAATTCTAAAAAGTTTAATAGAAAAGCTTTAAAGAAACAGAAATATAATCTTATTAACGAGATTAAAAAACACTATAATTTAGAATCTTTCTTTGGTTCAAAAATATCAAATTACAAACAAATTGCAGCAATATACACATTAATAGAAAGCTATAATTGTAAAGAGGTAACAGACTTAGACCAAATTAATAGTAATAAAATTACACTATTAGAATTTTTAACTAAATCAGAAATTAAAAAAGAAGATAAAGATAAGGTTTTAAAAGAATTTTCGAGTTATGATAAAGATTTAAGACAACTTACATATAGAGTTTTACTTGAAAAGTTTAATGAAAAATATGATGGGTTAAGTGCAGAACAAAAAGAAATACTTAAAGAATTTATATATTCAGTAGATTCAACTCCATCATTAAGAGAATTTTATAATAGTAAAGTAAATATTTTAAAAGAAACATTATCTAAAACATCTAAAAATATAAAAGATAAAGCTACACAAATTAAAATTACAGAAGTAGCTAAATTATTAGTTGAATTAGATAAAACTGACAAAATTGATAATGATAATTTAGTTGATTTGTTACAATATTATGAACTAGTAAAAGAAATTCAAGTAGCAAATGGCCAAATATAAACTAAAACTTAAAGAAGCACCCGCTCCTAATCTAGCTAAACAAATAGGAGCTAAAGTTGGAGATATTACATATTCAAAAGATGGGGAGACTAGATATACTGTAGATGCAATAAACCCAGAAAGTGGTCAAGTATCTTGGAAAGTTGCTAATTTACCTAATTTTGATAAATTATTTGATGAAGTAACTGATGCTACTTCTACAGCTAAAGGTGTTTATACTAAAGTAAAAGATGACGAAAAATTTAGAATGTTTTATGAAGAATTAAAACAAATTAAAAATAAAATCAGAACTCATTTACGTACAGAATACCCAGAGGATTATAAGCGAATGACTATGGAAGGAGAAGTAGATGAAGTATCTATGTCTGGTGCAGCTGGTGCTTATAATACACCTTATGCGTTTGTAAGAAAAAAAACAAAAGGTAAAAAGAAAAAATCTAAATATAAGATGAATAAACCCTCAGGTTTAGTAAATTATATGGATTATACTATGGAAGAAGGCAAGTTAGGAGATGGAGCAGATTTAGGCCCTGGTCCAAAAGCAGGTCCTGATGGCGTTAATGATAACGCATATGTAAAACAATTTAAATACAAGTTAGTTCCTAAAAGTAAAGGCACTTATGTACAAAAGGGATCAGGACTTGAAGTTAAGAAACTTTTTTAATATGTATAATATGAATATTAAGGAAGAAGAAGACAAATTAGAAAAATTTCAACAGGGGCGTATAGATGCTTTTGATGAAATAGAAAATAATTTAGATGATCTTAAAAAAATAATAAGACAAGCTAAAATAGAAACAGTAAAATACTATAGACAGGATGAACCAAAAAGTTATTCTGTTGTGTATGGAACCGATTTAATTAAAGATTATATCAAAGATATAAAAACATTATTAGAAAAATAATACCATGAAAAAAAACGCAAATCAATTACATGATGAATTAACTAAAAAGTTAATCACTGAAAATTACGTTGACTTAAAACCTATCAATAAAATTGAGGCAACTCCAAAAGCAGATTTTGAAAAGAAATTTTTTGATTATATTAATGAAGCAGGAGAAAAATCACTTAATCCTATTGTAAATAACGAAGATAAAGTTAATACAAAAGAACAAGAAGAAAAAATCAAATCTGATGATAAGTTAAAGTTTGAAATGGAAACTAAAGAAGCAGGATCATTTAAAGTTTCTAATGAAGTTGAAAATATAGCTTCTCATAATTATGATTATTCACCTAAAGTAGATAATATTAATAATGTTAACGCACAAGAAATGCTTACAGGCGTATATTGTGAAATTAAAAATGATCCAAATTTAACATTAGAAGAAGCACAAGCTAAAGCAATTGCTAATTTAGCTAAAGATTCATTACATTATGTAAAAGAAGGCCAGTTTGGTGTTGAAGGTTTAGGATACCAAGAACAAAAAGTACAAGAAAATGATGGTGAAACATATGGTGGTAGTGGATACAGTGAAAAACTAAAAGATGGAGGTGAATCTTGGTCAGTAGTTAAAGAAGGTATTAAAAATATTTTAAAAGAAAATTTTGCAGGTATAGCAACAAGTGGAAACCCAAATAGCTTTGCTTCAATGTCAGGTAAAGTAATCAATGATATGTTAGCTGAAGAAGGTTTAAAAGAAATTCCAAATTCATTAGATAATTTTGTAAATGAATTAAATGATGAAAAAGATATGCCTATGGATGAAAATGATGTAGATGAAGCAAGAGATAAAGCTATAAAGTCATCACAAGAAAAAGCAGGCATGGATGAAGAAGCAAGACCTGATTACCCAGATATCGATGGAGATGGAGATACAAAAGAACCAATGGCTAAAGCAGCTAAAGATAAAGAAAAAAATAAAAAAGTAAAAAAAGAATCAATTGATAGTAAATTAGCTGAAATAGGAAAAGAAGCTGAAGCAGTAAAATTAGAAGCACAATTAGACTTTTTACATGATCATATCCAAGAAAAAGTAGATAGAGTAAATTCAATTAATGAAGATGATAATCTTAAAGAATTAATTGATAAATCTAAGATGAAGCAAATGCAGAGAGAAATCAAAGATTTAGAAAGAAAGAAATTGAAAATGGAAAAAATCTATGAAAAATCTTGTGGTAAAAAATATTCTAAAAAAGAAATGGTAGACGAAACTGAAGAAGTAGATGAATCATTTGATAGTGTAGTTGATGATATTATGGATCAAGGTAAATCAAGAGAAGACGCTGAAAAAATTGCTGGTGCAATAAATGCTAAACACGTAGGAAACTATAGATCATAATTTAGTTATTATATGAAGACATTACTAATTGAAACGCACGCATTTAAAGCGTCACCTAAACAATTAACAGAAAATATTTCTGAGGCTGGTAATTTACTAGTTGAAGGTGTATTAGCAACAGCTGAAGTTAAAAATGGTAATGGTAGATATTATTCAAAAGATCTATGGAATAGAGAAATGGATAAATACGCTGAACTAATTGAACAAAGACGTTCAATGGGAGAACTAGATCACCCTGAATCTTCAGTAGTAAACTTAAAGAATGTATCTCACTTAATATCTGAATTTTGGTGGGATGGAGATAACGTAATGGGTAAAATAGAAATTTTACCTACACCTTCAGGAAATATACTTAAAGAATTAATTAGTCATGGTGTTACAGTAGGTGTATCATCAAGAGGAATGGGTTCACTAGAACAACGAGGTGGAGTAATGGAAGTACAAGATGACTTTGAATTATTATGTTGGGATTTTGTTTCAACACCATCAAACCCAGGTTCTTACATGCATACAATTAAAGAAGGCAAAGAAATGGTTAATTATGATTATACTAAAGTTAACCAAATAGTTACTGAAATACTTTGCTCTAAAGGCTCTTGCCCTGTTTTTTAATTTTTAGATAATTTACATATACGTATAAGCATAATACACCATGAGTATCTTTATATGGTGTTAGATAATTAATAATACTTATTACGATTCTTAATAATCGTATTTCACAAACTAAATTTTGGGATTATGGCAACAAACAGAGATTTGCTAACTGAAGCAATCGCCGATGCTAGAGCCGTTAAGGACACTGCAATCGCGAACGCTAAACTTGCTCTTGAAGAAGCTTTCACTCCACATCTTAAATCTATGCTAGCTGCAAAGTTAGATGAAATGGATAAAAAAGATGATGAAGTAAAAGAAGAAAAAGAGGAAGTTGAAGAAATGGATGCTCCTAGTTTTGAAAGAAAAAATTCACCTGCTGGTGATTCTTTAAAAGACCTAGCTCCACGTAAAGTGGGACAATCAACGGTTCAAGAAGATGAAGTAGACGAGGAAATTAATCTGGATGAATTATTAGCTGAACTTGAAGATTCTAAAGACATTGACGAAGCAAAAAAGGACGACGACAAGGACGACATCAAAGAAGATGAAAGAACTGACGCTGAAGAAGAAGGCTACGAAGATGGAATGAAGGACGAAAAAGAAGACATGGAAGACGAGGATATTGACCTTGAAGATATGTCAGAAGACGACCTTAAAGGATTTATCGAGGATGTCATTAAAGACATGGTCGCTGACGGAGAAATTGAACCGGGCGATGAATTCGTAGAAGACGAAGTTGAAGTTGAAGACTCAATTGAAATTGAAGATGTTGAGGATGTAGACGTAGACGTAGAAATCGACGAAGCCAAAAAAGATGAAATGGATGAAAGTGAAAAAGTAGACGAAGCTAAAGAAGAGATTGACGAAAGAAAATCTCGAGTAAAAGGTGAAAAAGGTGTCGGAAACGAGGATGGAGACAAAGATGACTCTAAAATCGAAAAAGAAACTGAAAAAATGAGATTCAAAGAAGCAATGGAAGAAATTCAAGCGCTTAAAGTTGAATTAAATGAAGTTAACCTTTTAAATGCTAAGTTACTTTACACTAACAAAATTTTCAAGGCAAAAAACTTAACTGAAGGTAAAAAGGTTAAGGTATTAAAAGCATTTGACAAAGCGAAGGATGTAATGCAAGCAAAAACAATTTTTGAAACATTATCAGAAGGTTTATTAGATAAATCTCCTATTAATGAGTCAATCAAAAAGGGTTCAGCTTCAAAAGCTAGTGGTTTAGAACCAAAAGTAGCAAAACAACCAATCATTGAGTCAAATGATGTTTATAACCGTATGCGTAAGCTAGCCGGTTTAATTTAAAAATAATTATTAACAAAACTTAAAACTATTTATTATGAGCTTAAATTCTCTTTTAGAAAGCGCTAACCCATATCAGTCTTTACAGTCTGATGCAGCTAAATTAGCTGGTAAGTGGGAAAAGACAGGTTTGTTAGAAGGTTTAGATGGTTCCCACAAAAACAATATGGGTATCATTCTTGAAAACCAAGCTAAACAACTTGTTGTTGAGCAAAGTTCAACTGGTGGAGGTTCAGCCTCTTCAGGAACTTTCCAAAGCCAAACTGCTACCAACATTGGTGGACAGTGGGCAGGAGTTGCTTTACCATTAGTAAGAAAAGTATTTGGACAGATCGCAGCAAAAGAATTTGTTAGCGTTCAACCAATGAACTTACCTTCTGGTCTAGTATTTTTCCTAGATTTCCAATATGGAAACGACAAAACACCATTTAAAGCAGGAGACTCTTTATATGGTAACACTACAGCAAATACTGCTCCATTTGGTAACACAAACCAAGGTGGACTTTATGGTGCAGGTAGATTTGGATATTCTGTCCAAAATTCACAATCTATGTCTGGAACAACTACAGTAGCAAACGCTACTTGGAAAGATATGGATTATGATTCAGATTATTCTGCTTCAATTGCTGCTGATAACGTATACGTAAAAGTAGGTGTACCAACAGCATCATTAGCATTTGCAGACTTTAAAGGAGTTCAAGGATTCCAATTATTTTCAGGTTCACAAGCTAACCCAGCAAGTGATAACTTGAATTTAACTATAACAGGATCTGCAGGAAAACAACTTTCAGCATTTACAAGATACGAAGGTGAAGGACACGTATATTTCATCGTAGCTTCTTCTTCATTAGTAAATGGAGCTACTGAAATTGCTGCTGGAGACCCAGTATCTGTAGTATACCAAATCCAACCAACTGATAAGTACAGAGGTGACTTTGAAGCTGGAAATGCAGTACCTAACGCTTACAACAACGAAAGCGGATCAGGTGATGCAGCAGGATGTTGTCCAGACCAAGTTATTCCAGAAATCAACATTCAGATGAAATCATCTGCAATAGTTGCTAAAACTAGAAAACTTAAAGCTGTATGGACTCCAGAATTCGCACAGGATTTAAATGCATACCATGCATTAGATGCTGAAGCTGAATTAACTTCAATCTTAAGTGAATATATTTCACTAGAGATCGATTTAGAAATCTTAAGTATGTTAATTGAAGACGCTGCTGCTGGAACAGAAGTATGGTCAGCTGTTAACAACAGATCAATTGTACACTCTTCAGGAGCTACAAGTGATTTAAATTTCTACAACTCTCAAGGACAATGGTTCCAAACATTAGGAACTAAAATCCAAAAATTGAGTAACATTATACACCAGAAAACATTAAGAGGTGGTGCAAACTTCCTAGTATGTTCTCCAACAGTAGGTACAATCTTAGAAAGTATTCCAGGATTTGCTGCTGATTCAGATGGCGATGCTGCTAAAGCAAGCTACGCATTTGGTGTACAAAAAGTTGGTTCAATCAATGGTAGATATAAAGTTTACAAAAACCCTTACATGACTGAAAACAAAATCCTTTTAGGATTTAGAGGTTCTCAGTTCCTTGAAAGTGGTGCTGTATTCGCTCCATATATTCCGTTAATCATGACTCCACTAGTATACGATCCAGACACTTTCACACCAAGAAAAGGTCTATTAACTCGTTATGCTAAGAAGATGGTTAGACCAGAATTTTATGGTACTATCGAAGTAAACGGTTTAAACACTCTATAATCATAGATTAATTTAGATCAAAAATTAAGCCCCGCATTAGCGGGGCTTTTTTTTCATATTTATAATAATAAAAATATATTTCATATTTATAACAAAATACTAATTATGAATGTACCAATTTATGATGGTTGCCCAATCTGGAATGATGACGCAGTCCCTTTCGGGTTTTATAATGCAGATGCAGAATTTAAAAGTGATGCAGTAAAAGTAGCAAAATTTGTTGCTTCTAGGTTAGGATACCCACTAACAGATATTGAATTACAATCTTCTTCTATATTTACTGCTTTTGAAGAGGCTGTAACAACATATGGTAATGAAATTTACGCGTATAAAATACGAGATAATCAATTATCTTTAGAGGGATCGTCCACTGGTAGTGATTTAAACCATTCGCTTATAACACCAAGTTTTGAGCCTATAGTAAGACTAACAGAACAATATGGTGCAGAAGCAGGTTCAGGAGGAAATGTTCCTTGGTACTCAGGTTCATTTGATTTAACTTCAAGTATACAAGATTATTCATTCTCAACTTTTATGACAGCTAGTGGGTATACTGGTTCACAATATATGTTAGGTTTAGAAGTAAAAAGAGTATTTTATCAACCACCATTCCCAGCATCAGCAAGATATTTAGATCCTTACAACGGGTTTGGATTTGGAGGAGCAGTAGCAGCTGGTATTGTTGGATTTGGAGGGTTTGGTCAAGGAATGGGTTATTTAATGGCCCCTTTAAATTATGACTTACAAGTAATACAACAAATAGAAATGAATGAAATGGTTAGAATGTCTAATTATTCATTTGAAATTAAAAATGACAAGTTAAGAATATTCCCAATCCCAGAATTTAATGCTGGAAACGATTCAAATTCAATAGTTTTAGGAAATTCTTTAATCATAGGAGATAAAATCCCAGCTACAACAGTACCTAATGCTAGTATAGCACAAACTTCAGCTGCTACGGCATTAACAGCAGTATCAGGTAGTGGAGCAACAGGAACAATTACGGGGAATGGCTCAGTAATTACAGAAATAACAGTAATAACTACAGGTAGTGGTTATGTAGTAAATGATTTAATAACAGTAGATCAAGCAACTTTAACATCATTAGGATTTTCAGGAGTATCTGGAGATGCTGTATTTAAAGTTCAACAAACGGATTTAAATGAAATATGCTCAGCTGGTAAAGTATGGTTTGAGTATATTTTAAGAGATGAAAGAGTTTCTAGTTCAATACAATTAATGAATGATAGAGTAACAAATGTATCAAATACCCCATATTCTAACCCTGATTATAATCAAATTAACTCAGTAGGTAGAAGTTGGATTTTTGAATATTCATTAGCTTTATGTAAAGAAATGTTAGGGTATGTAAGAGGTAAATATAGTAGTATACCTATACCGAATGCCGAAGTTAATCTAAATCAAGGTGATTTAATTTCAGCAGCAACAGCAGAAAAAACAGCATTAATAGAAAGATTAAGAACATATCTTGATGAAACATCGAGACAAGCATTATTAAATAGAAGAGCATCTGAAGCTGAATCAAAGATGGTTGAGTTACAACAAGTGCCCTACACAATATATATAGCATAATATGGCAATGTTTACTAGACAGAGGGACTGGTCCCTTATGAGACACTTAAATAGAGAAGTAATGGGTAATGTAATAACCCAACAAGCTGCAATCTATCAGTTTCAACTAGAACAAACAAAAGTTAACATTTATGGAGAAGCAGCAGAGGAAAAATATTATAATGGTCCTTTCTTATTTAATACTTTAATAAATAGATCAAACCAAGAATATGGTGAAAATATAGAAGGTATACAATTTAATCAACCTATTGAATTTTATTTTTTAAGAGATGATTTAGTAGAAAAAGATGTTGTTCCAAGAGTAGGAGATATTATATTATATGAAGAAGGATATTACGGAGTGCAAAGCACAGTAGCTAACCAATATTGGGGAGGTAAAAATCCAGATTATCCTAATAATGATTCTGATGGACAATTAAATCCACTAAATCCAGGACTAGAAGAGTTTGGTAATAACATATCAATTTTAGTTTCTACATATTACATACCTGCTGATAAAGTAGCTATTTCACCATATCAAGAAAGATTCTAATGGCAAAACCAAGAAAACCAATACCAAAGTCACAATTAACTTTAAGCGAAAAAAAACACGATGCTTTTAGTGGGATAGAAAACCGTGGTAGAGTAGGAAACCCTAATGATGCTGTTATACCTAATAACCCAAATTATAACGAAACAGGTATACAACATAATAGATCATCACAAATGAGTTTTAAAGATGATGATACTAAACAATTCTCAGTAGGTGTTAAAGATATAGATGAAGCTGTGTTTTATTATTTTGAAAATAAAATTAAACCTTTTGTATTACAAAATGGTCAACGTAGGGAAGTACCAGTAATATATGGTGCTCCTGAAAGATGGAAATCATTTCAACGTGATGGATATTATAGAGATAAAAAAGGTGCTATTATGTTGCCTATTATTGTAATTAAAAGAGACACAATAACAAAAGACAGAACAGTAGCAAATAAATTAGATGCTAATATGCCTAATTTATATGGTGTATTTTCAAAACAATTTAGCAGTAAAAATTTCTATAGTAATTTTGGTACCTTAAATAATAGAAGACCAGTTGATACTTTTCATGTTGTAGCGCAACCTGATTATGTAACATTAGAATATAGCTGCCTTATACAAACATATTACATGGAACAATTAAATAAAATTGTAGAATCATGTGAATACGCATCAGATGCTTACTGGGGTAATCCTGAAAGATATATGTTTAGATCATTTATTGATAGTTTTAACACAGCAACTGAATTAACAGTTAATAAAGATAGGTTGGTTACTGGAACATTTAATATTAGATTACGTGGATATTTAATCCCAGATACTATTCAAAAGGATTTAAATTCTACTAAGAAGTATAATTCTAAGGCAAAAGTTACAATTACTACTGAAGCTATTAGTAATCTTCAAGATAGTGATGTTATTTGGAATCCAACATGGGATGGTAGAAAAAGAGATTAATTTTAATCAATTTATTAATATTTATAATAAAATAAAAAATTATGTCAATAATTAAGTTACAAGAAGAAGAAATTACAAAACTAAAAGATATCCAAAGTAAAAATAACGAAATCGTATTTAACTTAGGAATTTTAGATTTAGACATTAATGCTTTAGAAATAAGCATAGAAAGTTTAAAAGAAAGAAGAAAAAATTTAAGAAATGATTTCGAAAATCTTTCAAAAGAGCAAAAAGTAAATGCTAAAGATTTAACAGAAAAATATGGTGATGGTAACATAGACCTAGAAACTGGAGAATTTACTGCAGTAGAATAGATTTTTGAAATAGTTTCCAATATTTATAACAAAACAATATTAAATATAATATAAGACAATGGCAGAAACATTAATATCTCCCGGTGTATTAGCAAGAGAAAATGATCAATCTTTTATTGGTTCAAGACCCGTAACTTATGGTGCGGCAATTGTTGGACCAGCAGTTATGGGACCTGTAGGTATTCCAACTGCAGTTTCATCATTTTCACAATATCAAGCTATTTTTGGTGGCACAGTAGAAAGTGGCAGTCAATACTACACATATTTAAACTCAACAGCAGCACAAAACTATTTTGAACAAGGTGGTGAATCATTACTAGTTACTAGAGTAGTAACTGGATCATTTAGTGAAGCTTCTTCAAGCATCCAAAATGCAGCAGTAGCAAGTGGTGTTTTAAACACAACTTTTAACGCAAGCGGTTCAATTACAACTAATAGTACAGATGCAACTAACAATTCAAGCTTAACAGTCCCTGCAGGATCAATTACTGGGGGAAGTGGTGCTTCAACTGCAGCAGCAGTTCTAGTAATAGCAGGAAATGCTGTAACTAGTATTAAATTTACAGCAGGTACAGGATATGTAGCAGGTGATTCATTAGAAATAGCATCAGGTGTAATAGGTGGTACTGTAAATTTAGCAATAACATTAACAGCTGCTAATATTATAAATGGAAATGCTTTTGTATTATCTACTTTATCAGAAGGTGCAATAATGAATAATTATTCATCTACTGGGGACTTAGCTAATGGAGCACTATCATTAGGTACAGCAGATAATTTAAGATGGGAAATTCCATCACAAAACACAGCATCTGGACAATTCGCTTTATTTATTAGAAGAGGAAATGATGTATCTAATCAAAAAGCAATATTAGAGTCTTATAATAACTTATCAATGGATCCAACAGCTCCTAACTATGTAGCTAGAGCAATTGGAGATACCTACTATACAGTAGAACAAGATGGATCAGATTACTATGTTAAAACAAATGGTAACTATCCTAACAGAAGTGCTTATGTAAGAGTTTCAAGTGTATTAACTCCTACACCACAATATTTTGATAATAATGGAGCAGCAAAATCTTCATTCTTTAGTAGCCTACCAATTGTAGGTTCAGGTTCATTCCAAGGAGGAAACGGAGTAAACATTGAAAACAATGATGCTAAATTTAACGAAAATATTGATGCAAATAACATACAAGGTATTAGTGCTAACGACTATACACAATCTTTAAACCTATTAACAAATGCAGATGATTACCAATTTAATGTAATATCAGCTCCAGGTTTAATACATTCTTTACATGCTTCACAAGTTAACCAAATGGTTAATTTAGCACAAGGAAGAACTGATTGTATGGCAGTAGTTGATTTAGTACCTTACAATTCAACAATTAATACAGTAACTACACAAGCAGGTGCATTTGATTCAAGTTATGCAGCTACGTATTGGCCGTGGTTACAATCGATTGATCCTAATACCGCACAATCTGTGTGGAGCCCAGCGTCCGTGTTTATACCAGGCGTATATGCGTTTACAGACGCATCATCTGACCCATGGTTTGCACCAGCAGGTCTAATTAGAGGAGCTTTAGGAAATGTAATAAGAGCTGAAAGAAAATTAACATCAGGAAATAGAGATACATTATATGAAGCAAATGTTAACCCAATTGCAACTTTCCCAGGAAGTGGAACAGTAGTATTTGGACAAAAAACATTACAGAAAAGAGCAAGTGCTCTAGATAGAGTAAATGTACGTAGATTATTAATAGCACTTAAAGATTATATTGTACAAGTATCAGATAATTTAGTATTTGAACAAAACACAATAAGTACTAGAAATAGTTTCCTAGCACAAGTTAATCCATATTTAGAATCAGTACAACAAAGACAAGGATTGTATTCATTTAAAGTAGTAATGGATGCTACAAATAACACACCAGATGTTATTGATAGAAATGAGTTAGTAGGTCAAATTTATTTACAACCAACTAAAACAGCTGAATTTATAATCTTGGATTTCAATGTTCTACCAACAGGAGCAACATTTCCATCATAAAAACTAAAAAACGGAATATTTATAATAAAATAAAATAATAAAATGGCAGTATTAGACCCAAACGAAATATTTTTTACAGCATTTGAGCCAAAACAAAAGAATAGATTTATTCTTTATGTAGATGGGATTCCATCTTACCAAATTAAAGGTATGGGAGCTGTAACATTAAACCAAGGTACAGTAGCTTTAAATCATATTAACGTTCAACGATTTGTTAAAGGTAAATCTACATGGGCTCCAATTTCAATGACGTTGTTTGACCCAATTACTCCATCAGGTGCGCAAGCAGTAATGGAATGGGTAAGATTACATCACGAATCAGTAACAGGTAGAGATGGATATAGTGATTTCTATAAAAAAGATCTAACATTAGATGTACTAGGACCAGTAGGTGACATAGTATCTGAATGGATTATTAAAGGAGCATTAATTACATCTGCTAACTTCGGAGATTTTAATTGGGATACTGAAAATGCAGCTCAAGAAATTGCATTAGAAGTACAACCAGATTACTGTATTTTAAATTTCTAAGAAAATTCACACATATTTTTAAAAATAGCTTGGCTTCGGTCAGGCTTTTTTTTATATTGATATGTATAACTAGAAACACGTTACAAACTAAATAAAGATTATATGAGTGAATTTAAATTCCCAACTGAAGAAATTGATTTACCTTCAAAGGGCTTAGTATATCCAAAAGACAACCCCCTATCTAGTGGTAAAGTAGAAATAAAATATATGACTGCTAAAGAAGAAGATATTTTAACTAACCAATCATATATTCAAAAAGGTACAGTATTAGATAAATTATTAGAGTCTGTAATTGTAAGTAAAGACATTAATATAGATGATATTATTGTAGGTGATAAAAATGCATTATTAATTGCTACACGTATTTTAGGATATGGTAAAAAATATGAGTTTAGATCTAATGGTCAAACGCATATTGCGGATTTAACTGAAATAGAAAACAAACCATTTGATATATCAGACATAGAACCAGGTAAAAATGAATTTACTTATAAAATTGAAAGAACAGGAGATGTTATTACTTATAAAATCCTAACTGGTAAAGACGATAAACAAATTCAAAAAGAAATTGCTGGGTTAAAAAAGTTAAATAAAGAAGGATCATTTGATTTAACAACAAGATTAAAATATATGATTGTATCCATTAATGGTGAATCAGATAAAAAAGAGGTTAGAAGTTTTGTAGATAATCAATTTTTAGCTATAGATTCAAGAACATTTAGAGATCACGTTAGAGATACTCAGCCAGATGTTGATTTAACAATTAGCACTGACAGAGGAGAGGAGGTAAAAATCCCAATAGGGATTAGCTTTTTTTGGCCTGACGCTGGATAATGCCCCAGAGGTAAGAATGAACCTCTTTAAAAGTTTACATTCAATCATATTTCATAGTAAAGGAGCTTACGACTATTATACAATATATAATATGCCAATATGGCTAAGAAAATTTACATTTAAGGAAATCCAAGATTTTTACGCTGAAGAAAAAAAATCAAATGATGCCGCTACTAAGGGTAAAGGACAATCAACATTGGTAGATAAAGACGGAAAAGTTAATGTGCCCGCATTTGCTGAATCAAGTAAACAATATAAGGGTAAAACAGGTTATAAGTAATAATATTTATAATAAACATTACTTTGAATGGCAGCATCAGATGAAATTAAAAAATTAAATCAAGAAATCAAACAACTTCAAAGGGAGCTAGGTAAAACTAGGAACTTTAAGATATTTGAGGCATCTGATATGAAAGATGCACAGACATTTTTAAAGGGTTTAAAAGTTCAAGTAAGTGACCTAGGAAATGACTTATCTACTCTAGCAGGGATATTTGCTGGTAATTTACAGGATATAACTAAAACAGATGTTGCTTTAAGTAACACAAAATCTTCACTTAGAAGTTTAAATACTTTAGCTAGTAATTTAGCTTCTAAATATAATGACATTAGTTTAGTAAGTCAAAAAGATATTGATTCTACTGAAAAAAGGATTAAACAAGATTTAATGAGACTTAAAATAGCGTCAGATGGGCTAGATAAACAATCTGAAGAGTTTAAAGCAAACCAAGATGGTATTACACAATCTACTATATTTTTAGAAAAAATAAAAGATATTAGGAAAGAACAAGATGCCATTATGAGTAATAAGGGTGTAGCAGGTTTTACAGTCCTATCAGATATAGTAAAGTCTATCCCCGGGTTATCAGGCCTTTCAGGTCCCTTTGAAGCAGCAGCCACAGCCGCACAAAACACAGCTAAAATCAACCAGCAGATGTTTAAGGGTATGAATAAACAACAAATTCAAGAAAAACTTGCTGCTAACATAGAACATAATGAAAGATTAGCTAGAGCCCAAGAATTAATAGATGCAGGGGAAGATGAAGAAATGTCATTAGCTAGCGAAGGTCTTAGTATGGATGATTTAAATACAGGGGCATTGCCTGAAGATGTTCTTAGTCCCCTAACTGAAGGGTTTAAGGCCCTTACAGAGGGAATAAGTCAATTAGCTAAAGTAGCTTTAATATTTAAATTTTTCACAGATGCATTAATGGAAGCAAATCAACAAGCTACCTACATGCAAAAAACTCTGTTAATGACTAACAGAGAAGCTATTTTATTTAGAACAGAACTTTCTGAGGCAGCGATGGAATCGCAAAACATAAATGTTACTACATCTAAAATATTAGCAACATACCAAGCTATAACAGAGCAGTTTGGGTTCATATCAGGTTTATCGGCTGAAACATTAGCGATTACAACTAAATTAACAGAACAAGTAGGATTACAAGCTGAAGCAGCAGGTAGTTTAGCTATGTTAGCTGCCTCAACTGGTGGAGATTTAGATGATCAATATAAAAGTGCTTTACTTGTTAGTCATGAAATGCAAGTTCAAGAAGGTGTTCAGTTTGATTTAAGAAAATTATTAGAAGAAACAGCAGCAATATCAGGTGTTATGAGAGCTCAATTAGGAGCAAGTACTGAAGCAATGATAGAAGCTGTTACTCAAGCTAAATTATTAGGTGGGTCTTTAGATGATGTAGCAGGGGCGGGAGCAGCAATGTTAGATTTTGAAACATCAATTGCTAATGAATTACAAGCTGAATTATTATTAAACAAAGATATTAATTTAGAAAAAGCAAGACAAGCTGCCTTAAATGGTGATTTAGCTACTTTAGGAAAAGAATTAAAAGAACAAGCAGGAGATTTCGAAGAATTCTCTGCTATGAATGTTATTCAACAAGAAGCCCTAGCAGCAGCAATGGGTATGCAAGCTGATCAATTAGCCGATATTTTATTCCAACAAGATATTCAAGGAAAAACAGCTAAGGAATTAAGAGCATTGGGTAAAGATGAATTAGCTACCCAATTAGAACAACAAACAGCTGCAGATGAATTTAATGCAACAGTAGATAAATTAAAAGATATATTAGTTGATGTATTTGCAGCAATAGAACCAATATTAGGTATATTTACAGGAATACTTAGTATTGTAACATTTATTTTAACACCTTTAACAAGCTTAATAAATTGGGCTAACTCATTTGGCTCTGTTATGGGAACAGTAGTATCAGTGTTAACCGCAGCCGGTATAGCAGCTTTATTTTTAAATGGTACACTTACTTTAGGTATTGGTGTAGCAGCATCTTTAGCTGCAATAGCAGGAGGTATGGCGTTCTTCAACTCTATCCAAGGAGATGATATGTTATCTGAAGGTGATGGAACTGGAGGATATGGAAAAAGAACATTGTTAGGACCTGAAGGAGCAATTGCATTGAATAATAAAGATACAATTGTAGCCGGTACAAATTTATTTGGTAAAGGTGATGATGTTGTATCAACAGGAGCAGGAAAAGTACAAATGGGTAGTGATAATAAAGAAACAAATGCATTATTACGTACCTTAGTTACACAAAACAAAAAGAAACCTTCATTATCCCCTGTGGGACTATATGAAATTCAATAATGTAATATTTATAATAAAACAAACAATTATGAGTCTATTAAACAAATTAACACAAAACGGATCTCAATTAAGTGGTTTAGATGGTCAAACACCAAATATACCTAACTTTCAACAATCTACATTACATAGGGATTATTCAGTAAATAATGACCCAAATGCAGATGCTGTAAGACCTAGAAATGGAGCATTACCTCAACCATCTACTATGGATCCACAACAACCACCGGTGAAGTATGTAGATAATATGCCAGGATAACATGCCAATAAGAGATTTAATAGGAAATAGCGCATACGAAAGTAAAAACTATTCTAGTGTTCCAGGCGATACACCAGGAGGAGGATGGACACAAAGACCTTCACAAGTATTTCCACCAAGCGATGTAGAAAATGCTTCTCGAACAGGAGGACCAGATTTTCTATTACGTGGGGGATATCTATTACCTAGACAAGTTGTAAGAGATACATCTCTTATACTTAAAAAGTTTACTCAAACCCAAGGGGTTCTATTTACTATTAAACAAAATGTATTATCTCTTACAAATGTAAATTCCAATGTAGGGTATACTACATATAAAGCAGATGAATCTCCAACACTTAATTCTGTTGTAGGTGGTTTTATTAAAGATGTAGGTCCTAACCAAGGCATCTACACCCCATTAAGTACATTAGCACAATCTGCACTTACTCCTTTAGGAGTACATTTAAATAAACAAGGACTAAACCCATTTAAAGGCACAACTAAAGGATCAGAAGATGGTAATACACCTTTAGGTTTACCTACTTATTTAAATACAATAGCATCTTCTGTACCATCAGAACCTAAAAGTAGATTATTATCTTTAAGAAAAAAGATAGATAATAAGTCAAATGATAATTTACTATACTCTTATAGTGGAGGACCAGATGCAACTTTAGGAGTAGGTAAAACAGCAATTAATATGCTGTTAGACCAAAGGACAGGTATTAACAATGATAAGTTACCTCTATTAAATACAAGGTTTAATCCAGGCCAACTTGTTGAAAGAAGTGTTGTTACAGGGGGGAAATCTTTGATAAATACTCTTAGTGCTAGATATTTAAATATTTTCGAACCGACTACAAACAGAACTGTATTAATTCAAAGGACGCTTCAGGATATTATTGATTTTACTGCAAGAGACCCTAGTGTTTATGAAGCCGGAACTTTATTAAAAACAAACACTGATAAATTAAAAAGTGGGATAAAAGATGAAATTCCAATACAAGTGCTTACTCAAGCACAAACGGAAGCATTTGAACCAACTTCTAAAACAAATTTAATACCGACTCCATATTTTCAAATAGTTGCCCCTAATGGATCTCAACAAATACCTAAAGGTTTAGACTTAACCATAAGTTCAAGCATAGTAAATGGTGTTGCTACAACAGGAACAAGTCTTAATAGAATTGAATCAAGAGTAAATTTAGGTGATCCTGGTAGAAGAGGTAATTTACAAAGTTTTACTATTGGAAAATTAGGACTAAATCAAGACATAACAGGACAAAGTGCTAAAAGTAACAGTTCATATAAAAAAGCAGTAGATAAAATTAATGCTTTTCCATTATATAAATCATCAGGGGTCACAGCTAATAATGATAAAAATGATTTAGTAAAATTTAGAATTGGTGTATTCGCAAATGATGGATCAGGACAAAAAACATATGTACATTTTAGAGCATTAATTGATGGATTTAGTGATACATTTACATCTGATTGGGATGCTCAAAAATTTATGGGTAGAGGTGAAAACTTTTATAGATATAGTGGGTTTGACAGAACAGTCTCATTATCTTGGACAGTAGCAGCACAATCAAAACAAGAACTAATACCAATGCATCAGAAATTAAATTATTTAGCATCAGCATGCGCTCCGGATTATTCAAGTCAGGGGTATATGCAAGGTAATTTAATATCTTTAACTGTAGGTGGTTGGTTTCAAGAGCAAGTTGGTATAATGAAAGGTTTGTCATTAAGTGTTCCTTCGGAATCACCATGGGAAATAGCAATTCCAGATTCTAACAACATTTCAGTTATTAACCCTACAAGTCCTAATACAGCAATTAAAACAGATCCAAGTGTAAAAGAATTACCTATGATTATTAATGTATCTGGGTTTGAATTTATACCAATACATGATTTTGTGCCAAGAGTACAACATAATAACTTTAAGGGTAGTAAATTAACTAAGTTTGGTAAGCAACATTATATTAATTTAGCAGCAGCTACAGGTAACAATTATGATGGTCAAGGCGATAACATAAATTATATCCAAAAATAATGGGAAGATATTCAGATACTAACATATTAAGAAATAGAAAACCTAACCAAACACCAGGTCCTAGATATTATCAAGGAACAAAATACCCTGAAATTCCACTTGATTTTAGTGATGTGTATGTTTATGCTGAACAAGGTGATAGATATGACCAATAGCTTTACAATATTATGGTGATCCTTCTTTATGGTGGATTATTTCAATAGCTAATAGTTCATTGTCTCAAAATTCATATTACCCACCTTTAGGGGTACAAATTAGGATACCACAAAATATAGGAGCAATTCAAATCTCATTTGAGAACTTAAACAATGGTTAGTTATGTCAAATATAGTAGGAGAAAAATTTGAAGGGTTTGTTAAAAACCAAATCCAAATAAGACAAAAATTATTAGGTAAAGGACTTAATTCTAATAATTTATCTAACCAAGATTTAAATATAATTAACAATAGAAATGCTTGGTTAAAACTAGCATCTAGTGTAGAAATCGGGGGTGATGCAGATTCTAAAAATGATGCAGCAAATATAACTATAGCATCAAATGCAAACTTACAAACATCAGAAGGTACAGACTCTGTATACACATCAGAAGGAGAACAAAGATTAAGAGATATAGGATTAAGCAATACAGGAGAATTTACTGGAGTCCAATTAGCAAAAAAATCAATTTTATTTAATACTTTATCTGAACTAAAAGAAGATAAATATAATTTCAGATCAGGAATAAACCCATTTAAATCTATATGGAATGATTCATCATACGGGTTAGGTGGAAATGAGTTTGGAATGGTACCAGCACCAGGTTTAGTATCAGCTAAAATTGATACTAAAAATAGAGGTTCACTTAGAGGTGCTGAAATTGAAATAATCGCATATAATAAATTCCAATTTGAATTAATAGAATTACTCTATTTAAGATTAGGTTTTACTATGATGTTAGAGTGGGGTTGGGATAAATATAAAGCCAATGATAACACTTTCAAAAAAGTAGGTAATACTTTAATTGAAAAAGAATGGTTTAAAGATTCATCTTTAACTCAACTTGGCATGATGAAATTAATCCAAGAAGAAAGAAGTAGATATGATGGCAACTATGATGGGTTTTTTGGAAAAGTATCTAATTTTTCATGGGATTTTGCCCCTAATGGAACTTACAACATAACTTTAAAACTTATATCAGTTGGAGATGTTATAGAATCATTAAAAGTAAATACTGTAGCACAACAATTAACAACCCGTCTTATTAAAGATGAAATTAGAGGTGCTTATGGTGATGATAATATCACACAGGAAAAATGGTATACTGGGACCGCCGAAACACTACAGAAAAAAAATAGTTTTAATATTAATTTAGAGGATTTAGTAGATGAAGCAAATTCATCAATAATTTCTCAAGCGGGGAGTTCAATATTTGGACAAAAATTGTATACTGATCTTTTAAATAAAGAAATGTGGGAACAAGATACCCCAACAGAATATTATAATTTAGCTTATAGTTATGGAAAAGCACAGGTTTATATAGATAGTGATAATAATTTTTCATTCGCAAATAATACAAAATATCAGTATTATATGACTGTAGGGAAATTTTTAGAATATGTTGAGGCTATCATAGTACCAGGTTTAAAAATGAGAGGTGAAGCTTTAGATAGTATATTAAAAGTTGATGTTAATGAAGACGAATCAATCTGTGCTGCATACCCTTTACAATGTTCACTAGATCCTAAAGTATGTCTAATTAACCCTGATACAGATTATGATAACATATTTAGTGATGAAATTAGTTTGAATAGTCAAAAAAATACTGTAAAGAGACCATTATATTTAACAGAACAATTAAAAAAATTTATTAATAAAGAAGAAATAGCAAATGTAGGGACAGTTATGTATGGTAGTCTTTTAAATATATATTTAAACTATGAACTTATAGGCTCACATCTTAAAAAAAGCTCAGATAAAAAAGGTAACTTAAACTTATTTAAGTTTTTAGAAGGGATTTTTGATGAGGTAAACGTAGCATTAGGGGGACAAAATAATTTAACTGTAACCTTAAGGGATGATGTTTATATTACTATAACAGAACAAAACCCAATCCCAGGAATTGAAAATATTAAAAAATTTGAAGGTTTAATAGTAACTAAAGACACCCCAGTAGATTTTAACTTATATGGATTTAATTCATCAGCGGGGAGTTTTGTTACCGATTTTGGGTTTGAAACTAAAATCACACCAGATTTAGCTTCTATGATTAGTATTGGAGCTGCGGCTGGTAATAGTAACATAAAAAATTATGATGCAACCGCATTTTCAAAATGGAATAATGGTTTAAAAGATAGATATTCACAGGAATATATAGATCCTTCTTTTACGTTAGCTTCAACTAATACATTATCCAACGCAACAGCTTATAAATTTATAACAACTGAGGAAGTTGAAGTTTTATATAATGCTTTTGATAATACATCACCATCACAAAATACAGGTGAAAGATTAATGACTAATCAAGCGGTTGATAGTAGTCTTATTACGATTAATAAAGCAACACAAGATCAAGTAAATGCAAATGCTATCCCATCAACAGCTGCTGGGCTTACAGCTAATGGAAGAAGAAAAGTAACATCATCTCCAGTAGTAAACCAAACCCCTCCTTATAGTATGTTGTGGTTTGAATATTTAAATTGGGTTAGTGATATTAAAAAGGCACAATTTGCTAAGACTGCAGATACATATCAAACACGAGAAGAAGCAAAAGAAAAAGCACAAGGTAATTATCTCTTTTGGTTAGTAATGCAGTGGGGAGGAGTGTACTACCAAAATGGAACCTCAATTTATGGTAGTTCTTATTTTGAAAAGTATGTTAATATGATTGACAGTAATATTTCTCAAGGTAAAGCTGCTTGGACTAGTTTTATTAATAATTTTCACCAACAAGTTTTTCAAGCAACAGGCCAACCTTCAAATACTATAGGATTTATACCTATAGATAT